TAGGGTCGCCCAGATTGAGGCCAGCCTTTTGCGGTGATCCATCAATGTGAAGCCAGTATTCGCCGTCCGAGTTTTTCCCGGTGATGCGCAGATTGATTGACGGCGTGCTCATCCCTCACCCCCAGTGCTGGTGATGGCGGCGCGTGCTGTTTGACGACTACCGGCGCAAAACCCTGCATTTACGATATCCAGAAGTGCCTCTTGCATCGCAGCGGCAATCCCCTGCAGCTTGGTGTAGTCGGCATAGGTGACGTATTGGCCGTCCTTCACGACATGCGCGCGGGCGGCATCGTCATTGCGGTCGTAGAAGTCGTATCGCTTGACCATATTATCTTTCCCTCCTATGAAAAGAACCTGCCTCATTTCTAAGGCAGGTCCGATGTTGTGTCAAGCGGTTATTCGCATGATCGGATCAATTGTCCAGTCTCTGGGTCAACTTTCAACTCACATGCGCCGCCTTGCGGTTCCGGTTTCACTTCCAAAACACTGCCGGTAACGTCATTAGGGCGATACGTTGTGCACCCCTTGCATCCAAGTTCCCAAGCCTGCATGTATACTTCTTTGAAGTCGTCAAAAGCAATATCCTCAGGGCAGTTGATAGTCTTGCTGATACTGCTATCAATCCACCGTTGTGCCGCAGCCTGCATCCTTACATGGTCAATAGGCATCAGTGTTTGAGCCGTCACAAAACTAGCAGGCAATGCTTTGTCAGGATATGTTCTAGCCCACTTGTCAACAGCGTAATCCCTTACGGTTTCAGTTACCTTTGAACCGTCTTTCTGCATAACCTTGCGATCATATTCTAGCGCGAAAATAGGCTCAATGCCGCTTGATACGTTACCAGCGTAAAGGCTGATCGTTCCAGTTGGTGCAATGCTAGTCAATAGCGCGTTACGAATGCCATGCTTGCGGATTTCATCTCTGATATATTCCGGCATCATTCGCATGTTTTCAGTTGATAGATACTTGTCAACATCAAAAAGAGGAAACGCGCCTTTTTCTTTTGCCAATTGCACAGATGACATATATGCAATCTCTGCAATCCAACTCATGACTTCATCAGTCCATGCAACTGCTTCTTCAGATCCGTATACAATCCCGCCAAGGGCCAAAGCATCTGCCAAGCCAGTAACACCAAGACCAATGCGCCGCTTGGCCTTAGCCTCTGCCTCTTGATCTGGCAATGGGAATCGGCTGGCATCTACTACGTTATCCATCATCCGAACAGCCGTAGCAACGTGATGAAACAGCTTTTCCTTGTCAATGTTGAATGTATCATCAAGCATAGCCGCCAAATTGATAGACCCTAGCAAGCAAGCCCCATAAGGCGGCAACGGTTGCTCCCCGCAAGGATTAGTTGCTGCAATCTTTTCAATGTAATTCAGATTATTGAGTTGATTGATGCGGTCAATAAAGATCACACCAGGCTCTGCATATGCGTATGTTGCTTGCGTGATATGATCCCAAAGGCCACGCGCTGATACGGTTTTGTAAACCTTGCCGCCGAACCGCAGATCAAACTTTGCGTTGTCCTTCACTGCTTGCATAAACTCATCAGTAACCAAAACTGACAAGTTGAACATGCGCAACCGTGACGCATCACGCTTGGCATCAATGAATTTGAAAATGTCAGGATGATCTACCCGCATCGTCGCCATCATTGCGCCACGCCTAACTCCAGCGCTCATAATTGTTCTGCACATTGCGTCCCATACATCCATGAACGTCAATGGTCCTGATGCAGTTGCAGCAACACCCTTAACAGGGGCATCTTGCGGGCGTAGTGTCGAGAAGTCGTAACCAATGCCGCCGCCTGCTTGCATGGTCAAAGCGGCTTCTTTTAGTCCGTCCATAATTCCGGCAAGGCTATCTGGAATAGCCCCCATTACAAAACAGTTAAACAGTGTCACATTTCTTTCAGTGCCAGCGCCAGCATTAATGCGCCCAGCCGGGATAAATCCGAACGATTGCAGAACATCATAGAAAATAGGCTCCCAATACTCTGGGTCTTTTTCAACATCGGCCAACGATTTAGCAACTCGTCGCCAAGTGTCATAAACTGTCAAATCAATAGGCGTTCCGTCTTGATTTTTAAGACGGTATTTCATATCCCAAATCTGCATTGCCATTGGATTATGGAATGGCTCATAATTGCTCATGCTCAATTTCCAGTGCTCCCAAATCCATCTTCGCCGCGATCAGTGTTAGTCAATTCTTCAACCTCTTCAAATTCGATTTTTGGCACTTTCATGATGATCCCTTGTGCAATTCTGTCTCCAATATACGGCCAATCTGCATATCCATCACCATCATATGCCAGTTTAACCTTGACTTCCCCGCGATAGTCGCTGTCAATAATGCCAACCGCGTTGGCAAGGCGCAAAGCGTTTCTAAAACCATGCCCAGAACGCGAATAGATGTAAAGCACATGGCCTTTAGGCACTTCAAACGCTATGCTAGTGCCGTAAATGACGCCGCTTGATGTAATCTCACGACTAACAGCTGTAATGTCAAACGCACCGCTACCATCAGTCGCGTATTTCGGAATGACCGCACTAGGATGCAGTCGCTTGATTTTGATTTTCATGTATACCTCCAAGATTTAGGCGGATTACCTTTGTAACCCGCCTTATCTAGTGTGTCAATGTGTGGATGATCTATCGCATGACAGCCATATACTCAAACGTGCGCACTGGCCCGCCATCAGACATTGCTTCGCTGATTGTCTTTTGCACAAGAATGACGCTTCCCATTTTTTCAAGGTTACTCGCCATGCGCCCAACTGGCTTTAGCCCAATCATGTCATCATAGTTGCCAATGTGATACACAATCCGCGCTCCTTTCGGCTGTTGTGCAATTCCGTCAATGCCCAACACCATGTTTTTCAAAACTCGATCAGGTTGCGGCGATCCTACAATACTTACCTTCATTCTACCCAATCCAACTTGATCGACGCAAGGTCAGGCTTACCGTCAACGAGATCAATCGTGCCGATCTCTTTGAAGTCGGCCAGCAAAGGAACGGTAACGCGCTTTGGTTCAGGTTTAACGCGGTAGGCGTGACCATAACTCCAAATCGGAGCAGGGCACTTCATCCATCCACAACCACCAATAAAATACTCAATCACCTTCCCCTCATGATGAGCCAACAACAGCGCGCCCTTTTCGGCGTCTGTCATGTCGCGCCAGAGTTTAGGAATTTCAGATGCGCGGGAGATGAGGCGGAAGTTATAGCATGTACCCCAGAACGGATACCATGCAATGTAACCATTTGGGTGAATTAGGCACTTGTTCGGCGCGATGGTGTATATATCACCGGAAATCACATACTCCACCACATCGCCCGGTTTCACATTCAACTCTTTCAACGTGCCGATTTCAGTCATGCCATTCATCCTTTTCATATGCGGCTTCTGATGCCAGTTCTTCAATGTAATCTCGCACGTCTTGCGGCATGGCGTCAAGAGAAATATTGACCTCATCAATCGCAACACGGCTGATTTCGCTAACTTCCAAATCCTTATAACGATCATAACGCGCATCAACCCGCGCCGTTATCGTAACTGGAATTGTCACATATTGAACAGGCATACATCAACCCCCAATTTATCTGCCTCACACACAAGCCAGTCACGCTGCAACTGCCATGCCTTTTCCTTCTTCACCATCTTAGGCTGATGATGCAGCGCCCAAAGATAGGCGTCCAGCTTGTCCAAGAATTTCAATCGTTGGCTGGTGGAACAAGTCGGGCTAATATGCCAATCCAACTCATTCTCAATTGACCATTCATCAGCAACCGCATTGGCCGTGGTTTTATCACCATCATATGGAATATCACCGCTGGCAATCTCGCCAAGATCATGCGTCAGGCAAGCCCCAACCAATTCCCAATCACAAGGCCACAACTTCATGGCCAAGATTGCCATGCGCCCGCTATGGTATCCTACAGGATCAACCGTATGGCTCATGTGCGGATTAGTATGCCAGCGCTTAACCATAGTGGCGTGGTAGATGTGCATGTTAGACATTGAACAAGTCCCCGCTTTCACGTTCTGCCATTGCAAGATTATCCCCGGCTTGTTTTGCGTACTTCGTGTGGAGTTCGAACCCCAGATACCGACGCAACATCTTCAAAGCCTGATAACCAGTGCTGCCAATTCCATTAAATGGGTCCATCACTACATCTCCAGGTTTGCTATAAAGGCGCAGGCACTTGTCAATCGTATCCAATTGTAAAGGGCACACATGGCGTTCATCGTCTTGTGCCTTAGCGCTGCGCCACCCGTTCAACACTTTACCTTGGTCAATACTCATCCACACAGGGCTTGCAAGTTTCTGCCATTCATAAACATCAAACTCAACATGCTTAATCAACTCAGACAAAAGCGCATCATCCGGCACTTCACTACACAAACCCTCGCGGCGCATGTTCTCAAGCCATTTACGGGCGATAGGCAGTGCAGCCTCAGTATCCCCCGGCGCAGCATGTTCAATCCGATCAGGATTATCGCCGTCCTTACGGAAAAAAAGCATATAGTCTGGCATCCCTACGCGGTTCATCGCGCTATCCTGGCGGA